AGGGTCCGTGTCCATGCGCAGCGCACCGGTAACGGGAGAAATGCACGCATACTCTGGACGGCCCTTGAACTGACGCGGCTGCAATTGATCCTCGCGCATCTTGTCGTATCCGCCAGGATATTCGCAAATCGTGTATCCGTTCGTCTCGTTGATCAACGGGAACCGAAGCAACGTGAAATCAGCCGGGAGATCGTATTCGCGACCCCAATCGTTCGAACTGGTCCCTTCGACAAGCGTAATCGTGCTCGTCTTGCTTTCTTGAGGGAACGGCTCGTCTCTCAAATCGAACAGTTCTTGTATGACGGTCAACCAAGCCTGACGGGCAATATTGATCCTTGTTTGACGCGCGGAATCATCGAACGTCGTCAAAAGATTTGAATCGCCGCCAAGCTCACGCGCCTTTTGGAGCGTTTTGTTGACCACCTGCAAGAACGAGTATGCCATCTTAGGCGTTTTCCATCCTGTCCAGGATTTCCTCGACCACCGCCGCCTTTTGCTCAGGCGTGGACGTGTCAGGCACGGGAACGTTGTATTTCTTCGCCATCGCCAGATAAGCAAAATGCTTCATGGCCAAAATCTCTTGCCGTTTCTCGTCACGCATTGCATCGACGTCTTCAAGGGACGGAGCAACGCTCGCCGTCTTGATCTTGTGTTCCGTGGTCACGTTACCGAGCACGCCAAGGGTCTCTGCCATCTTTTCGAGATCGGCCTTGGTCAACTCATGCCACGGACGCCGTAGAGGCAAACCGTTCGCTTCCCAAACAGGCTTAACCGCCCGCTCAAGGTCGCCCCGGCGTAGCATCCCGCCGCGCTCGTCGAAGTTCTTGCCAGCGTATCCGCCAATGCTCGTGTCGTGTAGTTGCATGATCGCTCCAAAGAGATAGGGGGGCCGAAGCCCCCCTGTAGGTTACAGCGCCGACGCACCCGACCGGATGCACCGGGACCAGTTGTTGTTTACCACCTTGCCGACGTGGAAGGTCTTCCAGCCGATGGTGGAAACTTCGTTCAAAGGATCTGCCGCGCCAGCGGTGCCGCGAGCGTGTCCAATCGTCTGAATGCCGGGAACCTGATCGCCCGCCATGTAGGTTTCCTGGAAGAACGGGGTATCCAGCGAAACCGAAGCGTAGCTCTTCTGGCCAAAGATCAACGTGTTGTAAACGTCGGTTTTGTTGTTGCCAGAAGAACGAAGGCCCGGAGTAACGTTGTTGCTGCCGACCTCGGCATCAATCGACGCCTCACTTGTGGAGATCCAGCGCACACCGTTGCGGGTATGGCCGAACTCGCCACGGGCAATCTGCGTGGTGCCCATGTAGCTGGCAACGTCCACGAAGCCGGTCATCTGCCGAACGTCTTCCTCAACGTCCACATGACAGATACCCCAATACGTGTCACGGATCGGGGTGGTGTTGAAGTTCGAGGAACCGCCAGCGGCGGCGTTAAACTTCATGGCATCGTTTCGGTTCAACACATTGACCGCGCGTCGAACGTCAGCTTCGAGCAGTTTTGTCGCGATGGCCGCAGCCGACGCGGCGCTGTTCGAAAGGATCGCGGTCGAGTTATCCTCTTCCTCGTTCCTCTGAAGCTGGTTGACCGTGCGACCGGCCTGAATACCGAGAACTTCGGTAATACCGGCCATGTGGCTGTCGTACTGATACAGGTCAATTTCCTCGTTGAGAATAATGAACTGACCGTACTTGAGCAGGGTCGCCGTCAGGTTGGTCGTGGTCGGCTGTTGCGGAGTCCGGGTCGGGTAACTCGGGGCACCGGTAAGCGCGGTCAAGGCCGTCAGGTTGACGGTCAGGTTTTCGATACGCTTCCAGGAAATCGTGTTGGTCCCCTGACCCTGGGAGACTTCGCCCCCCATCGTCCCCGTGAAGTACGGGCACCGGGCTTTTGCAACGTCGAGTAGCGTCCGCTGCGCGATCACGTTGACCGGAGCGGTAATCTGAGTGAGGGTAGTATAGTTCGCAGCCATGAGAATGTTTCCTTAGCGGCTGCGCCCCGCCTTAACGTTTCGCGCGTGCCATTTGCGAGGCGTACTGCGCGAATTCCGTGTCTGACATATTGCTGATTTTCTTCGCAAGTTCAGCGTCACCGGCGGGACGCCGGGTTGATACGTTGCGAGAAGAAGCAACCACGGCATCGACATCCGAACCGCTATCGTCCTCAAGATCAGCCGCGAAGTCCTTGGCAAGCGCGCCAAGAACCTTTTTCCAAGCCTTCGGGTCAACGTTGCGCTTGGCAAACGCCGTCTCGATCCTCGGGTCACGATCCGCGCGGTAGAGAAGTTGCGCTTCGATCCACGAGTTTTTTAGCTTGGATAACGGACCTTCTGACTTCTTGATGGTTTCGATGGCCTTGTTCAAATCAGAGCGTTGACTTTCGAGTTTAACGCCCTTCTCAAGTTCATTCTGCCGCGCCTCGATTTGCTCTTGACGCTTGAGAAATTCCTTGGCCCATTCGGGCATGTCGCCGTTGCCGTTACTCTTCGGCTCGCGTGAGTCTTTCTGGCCGCCCCTGTCCGTCTCGTAAGACGAAAGCAAGGCGTCCAAATCGTCCGTATCGTTACCGTCCTCTACGCCCGCGCTTTGCGGAGTGTCGGATCCATTCTCAACGGGATTCATATATCTGAGTCCTTTAACCAGTAGATGATGTTGTTTTCGCCTTCGATGACCCCTGCATTATGGGCCATATCCTCTAGCTTGTGTCCCTGTTGCCAAGGCCGCAAGCTGCTCTTCGGGGCTTTGTCCAGTAGCTCCCTGAACATCGGGTCCACCCGAAGGTCCCGCAGGCGCTCCGCCAAATGACGAGGGAGCGCGGGGTTGGAAGAGTTCTCCATCTCCGAAACCTTCTTTCACGATATATTTGCGGATAGCATCCCAATCGGACGGTTTGTATCCAAGCTGAACCGCAGCCATATCGGCCTGAGCAAGCTGGTTGAGCGCGCCCATGCGCTTCTGATCTTCCTGATTTTCCTCGATAGGCTCGGACGCCCCGAGAACTTCATACGAGCACCGATCCGGAATCTGATCGCCCGTCACGTCGAGCCATTGCTTGAACTCATCGACGTAAACCCGCTCCTTCTTCATGATCTTCTTCATCATGTAGGCTTCCATGTGGAGCCACGAAGTCATCGGGCCATCCTCGACGGCCTGTTCGTAGTCAACGGTGCGGATCACCGAACGTTGGATTTCGGTATCCACGGCAAACGCGGTCTGGTGCGATTTCGTCTGTTGGCCAAGGCGCGGCGGGTTCGTGCTGGTCGCGTCCTGATATTCGCGCTTCGTGTCCTGATAGACGACGCTTTGACCCTCGGGGTTACCGATATTGTAAACCTCGATTTTGCCGGTCGTAGCCCACTTGGCGCGCGGCATGATACGCGGCCCGCCCATCGCGGCGAATACGGGGTCCGCGCGGTCGTAACCCATCGGCGGCTCTGTATCCAGGATCACCGCTTGAGAACGCCTCATAAACGATTCTGAACCGTGCTTTTGCAGCGGCCTGCCGATCATCAGCGGCCCCATGCCATAAGCACTGTCGGATTTCGTCTTGTGATAGTGGTGCACAATGAACGAAGAGAACGGCAACGCGCGCCGCCTGAACCTGTAGACCTTAGAGAAGGTCTCGTGGCGACCACCCTTGACGCAAGAGCCTGTCACCACGTCAACGCATACGTTCTTGAACACAAGCGACTTTTCGGACTTGGGTACGACCAGATCACCCTCGACTTCGAGGATTGTCAGATCCTTGTCTTGCGTCTCGATATCGTTCAGGGCGTCCTTGATCCAGCCCCCCGTGATTTCGTCACTCGGGTCCGTCTTGCCAATGGCCATAGCAAGTTTCAGGTCTTCGACACGTTGCCGACGCTCGACAATATGGAGCGGCTTAACGATCATGCCGTTATGCTGAATAGCCGAAAGCTGATCGTCCAGGTACACCGACCGCGCGGGAACGTGCGTCAGCATCGGGATCTTCTTGGGCTTGTTTACACCCCGAAAGTTCGCACTGAACGCCGAAAGCTCACCGACGCGCCCACGGGCAACGAAATGCCCATACGAGAAGGCATCGCCGTTCGCCAAATCCCATTGCAAGCGAAAGTCGTACAAGCTCTGAAAGTACAAGTGCGCAGCTTCGATAGTTGCAGCGATTTCACGCGCGTTCACTTCAACTTCTTGGCCAAGTTGCGCCGAAAGCGATTCCGCGAACGCCTCAAGAACTTCGTCGGTATCATCCGGCATCGCCTTAAACCACGCAGCCGACGATGGCCACATAAGACGCCGCGTGTCAGCCGTCAAAAGCTCGTGCGTCTCTGCCTGCCAGGGGACTTCGGTAATCGGCATCCATTGCGTTTCGACGTGCTCACGCCATACTTTCATTCGGGTCGGGTCAGGCTCCATCGCAAGCTGCCGGTCAATCTCGTCCCAATCCTTATCAAGATTGCGCCGGTCGTTCTGACGCTGGACATACATATCCTTGATATGCTGCCCAATTTCATCAAGATCAGCCTTTTCGGGGGTATTCGGCTCAACGACCTTAAGTGCCATACCGCCCCACCGTTACGCTATCCGCGATGAATTGTTTTGCCGCTTCCATGGCGGCGGCGATACGTTCCTTGCGCGTCGTCAGGCTCGGAACCCCGATAACACGCTCACGATACACGGGGCACTTCACGATACCGGCAACGTCCAAGTCGTCACGGTCAATTGCCCAAAGAACCTCAAAATGATGATCAGGCTTGCGCACCTTGCGCTCGGCAAGCAAAACAGTGCCGTTCCGCGTCACCTGCTTTTCGATGGGAACCATTTTCGATTCCCGGCAGATGGCTTCGAATTTCTGTTTGTTCATGCGATAAGGGCCTGAGTGTAAAACGGTTGCTCGACGCGAAGAACCTCTTGAGCGGCGTATGCCTGCATCATCCCCGCGTAACAAAGGGCGCTGATAATGTCGTCTCGCCTGTCAACGATCTTGCCTTTTTCGTCGCGGTGATAGGACTTCATCTCATCGAAGAAATCGTGACACGTCGAAAACGCCTTGAAGCGTCCCGTCATCATGCGCTCGTTCAACTCCATGATGATCGGCTCGCGTGACATACCACCACCGGAATCACGGTCATACCGCGCCGAAATCGGTAGCATGTTCAAGCCTTCCTCTTCGTAAGCGTCCTTGACGATCTTGCCGTCAGCCGGTCCGCGCTTCATACCGTCATGCGGCCATGCAACAGGTATCCACGCCCCGCGCCGCTTGATCTGCTTCGCGTGATAAACAGGGAACTGGTTCGCCATTCGGTAGCAGTCCGTCAGATACCAAACGTCTGCGTCACGGTCGATTGCGAGCCACACGCCAGCGGCCGGGTGGTCCACACCGAAATCAACCCCGCAAATCTGCCAATAGAACTTCGGTATTTCGAACGGGGCAACCTTAATATCGTTTGGACTTACCTTGAACACTGGACCCGTTCCTAAAAGCACCTGCCCGCGCATACGCGCATCCCGTTCGTGCTCCGGGATGTTGTCCTCTGTCTCTTCGCGGACATCCTTGGTAATATGCGGACTGTCGCCCCATTCGGCGGTAATCACGCACGTCCCGCGCTTGCCTTCATGAAAGTGACGAACCAATTCCGTCTCGCCCATAAGCAAAGCCATCGTGATCATCATGATCCCGCCGCGATCAACCAACCGCATCAGGGATTCCGAGAAGATCCCGTGTTCGTCCGAGTTCGTTTCGTCCGGTTCTTCGTCCATCCAGATCAGATCGCACGAATCCGACTGAAAATCACGTTTGCCTTGCTTATACGCCTTGAAGATCAACGTAGAGTAGTCGCCATCGACCCGCCGAACGCGGACCATATCGACCACGCCCGCGATGTTCGCGTGGCGCATCACCGGCTTAACCGTCAGGCACTCGGCGGGGATGAATCCCGTCCCCATGCCCTTATTCGAATCCTTCGGAAGCGTCACGTCACCGATAAGCAGCTTTTGGATCACGTCGCGCGTCTTTTGCTGCGTGATACCGCAAGCCCAAGCGTCAATCGAACGGTTGAACCTGTACCCATCCCACCAATCCGGGTACATGCCCGTCAGGTGCATGGCCATTTCGGCGGCGGCGGGGTACGTCTTACCGCCTCGGTTGCCTTGCGTGATCATCCGGTAGCGGAAATGCTTGCCCGCGTCGTGAAAATCCTTTTGCCACGGCTTGTTAGACCACGGTTCACGGATTAATGGCGGGTTACCGAAAGCATCTTCCTTGCACAACGCCCCGTCCGGCCAAAGGGTGTCAGGATGGCCATAGGGCCTATATTGAAAAAGCCGCCTTCTGGCGGCCTTAAACTCAAATTCCTTGACGATATCGGCTAGATCGGAGGTTAGCCTACCGGCATCCTCGACTGTCATACGTGCTCTTAATAGCTTTCGAGATCAACGGCGATATAACCAGTCGTGCCATTCGGGAGAGTGATCGGCACTTTCACGTTCGCCGTAAAGTTCGATGCATTCGAAGCGGCAACAGCCGCATTCCACTTAATACGGCCCGCCGCAATTACGACGTCGCCGAAATCTTGGGGGTAACTGTGTCCGGGGTCTGGCATTCTAAACGCTCCTTGCTTTCATCGTTCATTCGCTTCTGCATATAGGGCCATACCGCCCCAGGGTAGACCTTCGTTCCGACGTGGTTCAGGTTAATCCGCACGTCCGCGAAGCATTTCCCGCCGATTTCCTGCCAAAGACGGCAAAAAGCATAATCCTCCGACAAATGCTCTCCGTCTATGATTCTCTCGCCGAAGAAATTCCAGTAATTTTCCTTAAAACCGGGCCAAATGCCTTCGGTAACCGCGCTTGGTACGGGCCGGTCGATCTTTTCGACCTTGCCAGACTCCACAAGACGCTCGAACACACGCCTATGGACCATCATGAAGCCCGTGCCCACGTCCCGCATCTCGACACAACACCCGCCTACAACATCGGACTCGTGCCGCTCCGGGAAATTAAGCACATATTCCTCATTGTCCATCTTTTTGGGATAAATTCCCGCAACGATGTCCAAATCGTACTGCAAAAGCGCCCGCAATGCCCACGGATCGAATTCAATATCGCAATCAATGAACATCAGGTGCGTAAATTCCTTGGACATAAGAAAATGCCCAACCAGAACGTTACGCGCCCGCGTTACCAGCGAGTCACCGGCCATCTCGGTGTAGTCGTGCGGGATACCGTGGCGCGCTAGATCCTCTCTAGCCTTCCAAAGACTTTGCACGTACCTCGAAAACGGTCGCCCGTCTATGGTCGGAGTGGCTATATATACCCGAGGGCCTTCATTACCTTCGAGTGCCGCCTCCGTATCCGCTTTTCTTGCGACTCGCTTAGTACGTCTCGCCATACTGATTTCCCGTTATTGAAAAACGTCTGCCCGTGGCCTTCGTTAAAGCCCTGGCCAATCTCTTGAGCGCGCAGATTGACGAAATTACAAGCTGCTACAACCTTTAGAACCCGTTCGTGCGTATAATTCAGGCGGAGATCCCGCTTAAGTATTTTCTTGAAGTAGAACTCTGGCCACCTCAACAAATCCTCGTATTTGAGCACGCGCGCCGAACCCATCCACGAATTAACGTTCGCGGACCAGTCTCCAAGGTACTGGACTACGCCATCGGGCGAAACCATCGTCGCGTGACGGCTGTTCATGGTCCGTATCGCCTTGTCAACGCTCGTTTGTAAATGATTTGCTAAACTGACCGCTACATCGCGGGGATCGCGGACCATGTAAATCGCGCTATGCGTTACATCCGATGGGATCATTTCCCATTGCTTGTACACGCCGCGCGCCGAATGTGTCTTGCAAAACGTTGTGCCGGGTCGGCTAACGTGAATTTGCCGTAAAATCTCGGCCCTATTCCGAAGCTGCACGCCAGGGTCAGCGTCTACAAGGTCGCCCCACAACAGCGGGTCGGTGTCTTGCAGGTCCAAGCCTACCTTGCCAGTTTCGTTGATACCAATCGGCTCATCCGAAAACCAGTTTGCCAGCAACAGCCGCAGCCACGTATTGCCCGACTTAGGGTATCCAGCAAGCCAGCAGATCACTAGTTCATCATCCTACCGATAGAGACCATCATCATCGGATGCTGTTTTGCGCCAGTCTCTTGACCAGGAAGCGTCAGCGAACCTGTATCGAGGATCATTCCAAAACCAATATCGTCTGGCAACACCGAAAACGTATACTGTTCTACAGTACCAACACCAGCCGACAAGTCAAACGCAATATCGGCGGGGGCGACACTGAACCCTGTCTGCGATACGGCGCTGGCATCAGACGATAGTGAAAACAAGAGACTTGCGGGAGACGCGACAAAATCACCCTGCTCAACCGTGCCCGCGTCCATGGTTAATCCATGAGACAGGCTTGCCGGCGTCACGTCGAATTCAGTCTGCGCAACAGACGCAGGGGCCGCTGTCAACGAAAGCCCAAGATCCGCTGGCGACACCGTGAACGTATTTTGCGCCACAGACCCGGCATCCACAGAGATGCCAAGCGTTAGCCCTTCAGGGGAAACAATATCTTCCCCTTCCTCGGCAACCGTCCCGGCGTCAGCTGTTATGGAAACCGACAGATCAGCGGGCGCAACGGCAAACGTGTTCTGCGCCGCCGCCCCGGCATCCGCCGTCAGGGAGTGGCTAAGGTCAACCGGAGAAACTTCAAACGTATTCTGAGCAACCGTTGACGCATCGGTGGTCAGTCCAAGCCCCAAATCCGCCGGGGAAACATCGAACCCACTTTGCGCGACAGTCCCGGCGTCGGCCGTTAGACCAAAAGCCAATTCGGCAGGCGAAACCGCGAACGTAGATTGTGCGACCGTTCCGGCATCAGCCGTCAGCGATAACGCTAAATCAGCGGGGGATACCGTAAACGTTGTTTGTGCGACAGACCCCGCATCCGCCGACAGGCTGAACCCTATATCGACGGGATCTGTTTCCGCGTCACCGCCAGACGCTATCTCATGCCAGCCGCAATCGTAATTCGTATTCTGCGGCCGCGTCGTCCCCAGGAAATCAGGCGTCGGCAGCGTTTCGCCGGCAACGGTGCCGTCCGAGTGCATGTCTTGCGCATCGTTCTCGGCATTGTCTTTTAACCGCAGGTCCCACGTTGACCGTCCGCCGGAGATATTCTCGAAAACAACCCAATTCCCGGCACCAGGACTATCACTGTCTGTTGCCGTGCGTCCGGTCAGGCAATCCGTTGGCGTCCCCGTGCCAGAATCAACAGACCCGTAGATACAACGGTCTATTGTATGGCTGGCGTTTGCGCTCCCGTCCCATGTCGAGATATCGTCAGTTTCATTGTCTACAAGAATGCAGTTGCCGAATTTGATAACATGAGTACTATTAACAGATCCGACACGTGAAGCGACGCCACCAGCGTCTGTACTCGCGTCGGCACCGCAACCGTATATAGTCGAAGACAACAAGTCTAAGTTCATGTCAGCTTCGCCAGTGAAGTTTTGCAGGTGTATGCCTGCCCGCGCGAAGCCGAATATTGCGGTATTTGTAACGGTAATAGTTACGCTGTCGTTGTTAAAATAGATGCCGTCTTGGTCGCTAACATCGGAAGACGCCCAAATAAAGCAGTCGTTGACAGATCCAGAATTACCGTCTCCAGAAAAGCGAATGCCTTCGGCGGATGAAGTCGATCCAGCCTGATTGATGTTCAGCCCGTCGAACGCGATGCCGCTAGCTGAGCACGTAAAAACAGTACCGGTTGTTGACTTGCATTGAAAATGGCTTGAATTCGTCGGGTCGTATTTGGAATCGCCAACAGCCTCTATTCGCAAACTGGCGTCTGAAACCGTGACGGATAGCGTCTCGACGGCGGACCAAGTGCCGCTAATCGTGATCGTATCGCTGGCGTTCGCAGCCGCAATAGCCGCCGCAAGGGTGGTATAATCCCCGCTGCCGCCTTCCTGGACGGTTAGCGTTGCCATAGTTTAGTCCCTGCGATCTTGGACGACCGCCGCCACCTGAGAGAATGTGCGATTGATCAGACCACCAATCCCGACAACCTGATCGACGCTTGCCTCCGAGAAGTAATACCGCCGCTCAAAAAGGCGATCATCGAACTTGTCCACGAGTTCCCGCTTCACATCTGCCAGGGCCACGCTTAGGGGAAAGTCTATGGTTGCCTCGGTCGGCGTTACCGTGCCGGACACGACACGCCCGCCCCACGTATTGACAAAGAAATCACGCAACTCAGCCTTGAACGCCCGGGCGTCATCGACCTTGCCAACAACATCCGGATCGACAAACAAACGGACGCGGCGATTGCCGTCGAAAATGCCCAACCCCTCGCCTTGCAGGACGTTCTCGAAAGATTCCAGATACGGCTCGATATCAACCAAGTCACGGTCGGTGATCGTCAGGCGGATGAAATTGGGCAGACCTTCGGCACCGCCCCATACAGCCGGCGATTGCTTTGCGACGACAATATCACCCTTTTGATACGGGTTTAGGTTCGTAGCCGCTATCAGGAGCTCTACTGCCATCCGTTTGGCCTTCCGCCGGGTCGTAACTTACATCAATTTTTTGCCGAACCTTTATCCGCAGAGTGTCCGGCTGAACAACAAAGTCATCAACTGACATCGGAAATTTCGATATCCCAGGCGTTTATCGTCATCGTTCCGGGAGTTGAGAGCGCGACGCTAGGGCACGTCGTAACCGCGTAAAGCGTGTCAGTGCCGTTTGTCAGAGCAAGATGCTGCGCGGAGCCAGCGCTATCAATCGTAACG